TGGTCCGATTGCTGCAACAAGTCCAATAAGTGTTAATACTATTTTTTTCGTACTTGAATCTAAATCATTCCATTTAACGACCCAATCTTTGACTACAGGTATAATTTCATCTCTTACTTTAATGATTAATGCTTGCAAGATAGGCATCATGGTTGCTGCGATATCGACACCTAAACTTGATAAGGCTTGTTTCGTTCTATCTAGTGCATCGGTAAACTCACCCGCTTGTGCTGCTTGTTCGTTTGTGACAATGCCAAGATCTCTTGCTTCTTGTCTTAAATCTCTAATAGTAGATATCTCACTTGATAGAATAGGTATAAGTTCAGTTCCTATTTTCTCCCCAAAGAATTCATTGGCCACACCAACTCTTAAAGCTTCATCTTCTACATTACTTAAAGCTTCACTAATAATATCAAATGCCTCATCAGCATTCTTACCTTTTAAGTCATCAACAGATAATCCAATCAAATCAAGGCTATCTACAACTTTATCTGCATTTCCAGTTGCAATATCACCTAAGATACCATTAACTTTTATAAAGCCTTTATTAAGACTCTCATTAGAAACACCCATGATAGTTGCGACATGATTCCATTCCTGAAATGCTTCTGCTGTTAGGCCAATCTTTTGTGCAGTATCTCCGATGGTATCGGCAGCATATGCTGTTTTTACTGCGAAGGCTGTTAGTGCTGTAGCAGCACCTACAATAGGTAGAGTGACAGATTTTGTTAAGGTAGAGCCAAGTTTACCAATCTTATCAAACTTCGCATTGCTTAATTCTTTCATTTTATTGTTCGTATTACTTAATTGGCCATTGAGTTTAGCAAGTTCCGCTTCAGTATATTGAACGTTACGTTTGAGCTTATTAAACTCCTCTGTACTCATGTCACCAATTTGAACAGCTTTTTTTGCTTTTTCTAGTTCAAGATTTTGTGTATCTAATCTTTTCTTAGTTGTTTGTAAAATGCTATTTATTTTATTTTGTTTTGACTTCCATAAATCAAGGTTAGAACTATCATATCTTAAATTAGCATTGATGGCTTTTAGATCTTTATTTTGTTCTTTCAGATCCTTTTTGATATCTTTAAGTTCGTTTTCTAAATCCCTACCCTCAAGACTAAGTTTAATATTGAGTCCTTTGACTGTTTCTGCGATGTTTCCACCTCCAATGCATAAAAAAACACATCCTTAAGATGTGTTAGTATAAAAATATTCTTCGCTTATAAATCTAGTTCCTCAATTATTCTATCAATATCAACTCGATATCTAATAAATTCACCAGCTTCAACTCTATTTAGATATTCTTGGCATTTTTCAACTATTTCTTTAATTTTTTTATTTATTATTTGTGAATTCAAGTCATAAGAAGATCCGGGTTCAATATGAAATTTTTCAAAATATTTTTTATCCACAGGAAACATTTTTATTAAGTGAAGTCCTGCTTTATTCCCTGTCAAAGTTTTACTTGTTGGCGGTAATGAATAATATAAGTCATTCGGTACACCACTAGCAATATTAGATCTAAACGGTAAAGCAAAATTATAGATTTTGTTCTTGTATTTAAGTTTTAAAATTATCACATAGGGTCTTCTATTAGTGTTTTCTAATAACTCATTTGGTTTGGAGCATTTATTGAAAAACTTATTAGATATTGAAACAATACGCATAATCCACAGTCCCCTTTATATAGCAAAAGCCTTCATAAAGAAGGCTTTTACTTACATGTGAGCAATATTCGAACCGTTGCCCTCGGTAATAACATCCACATAAATGATATTCTAACTTTAATGTCCCCGTCATTTTCGGAGGACGGACATCCACATAAGTAATATTCGAACCGTTACTTTCGGTTACATAGATATTATACTAAATAATTAACCCAATGTCAATCAGAATAAATCATCAATACTTAGGCCGTCTTAAGTTACTTCTTATAGAAAATATTATACCATTTATGTATGATTTTACAACAAAAAGTTATCAATATCATGTTGTGTTGCTCTTTTACTGGATTTCTTTCCACTTATTACATTCTTCTCTAATTCAACGATTGAAAAGTAAGTTTCTAGATCAAATGATTTCGTATCTTCAATCGATAAGCCTAAATGAGCAAGGTTAAAGATGATGTTGGCTGTGATATCTTGTTCTTCCTTACTACTTTGACTTACTGGCTGAGGGTGTGCTTTTCTGAAATGTCCCGAGCATTTCACCTATCGTATTCGTTAGATTTTGCAATTCATCCTGGTTACTTAATAAACCAAAATCAAGCGACATTAGAAAGTCATTGTATGATTGTTTGCTGAAAGGTCTATGCAAGACATATATGATCTTAAAGATCGTATCAATAACTGTGGATAAATCTTCTTCTTTTTTACCTGTCTTTTCTAATTTCTTAATATCACTAAATAGTTCGGTTGAAAATACATTACGATAATCAATGATTGTAAATAATGATGAATGAAGGCGATAATCATTATCGCCTAGTGTCAGTGTTTTTTCCATAGTCTACTCCTTATAAGAATGTTGGTAATGCAGGTGATGTGGTTAAAAACGTTGCATAGTTTGAGTCACTCTGTTTCGCAATCACTCGTAAAATATGATTGTCACCCGCTTCAATCGGTCTTGCTGTAATATTAAGTTCAATTGAGTTTGCTTCAATAGAATCTGATTTTGTTTTACTAACATCACCTGTTGGTGTAGCTGTACATAAGAAGTACCAAATACGTCTTGCATGCATATCACCTTGAATCTCATAACCTAATGCGAATGTTTTTGTTTCTGCATTGACAATCTCTACTAAGTTACCATTGGTGTCTTCTAAGAATCCAAAGATATCCTTTTTAAATGCTACATCAATTTCAGTAAATTTCAGTGTCACATTAGACCCTGAATTTGAAACCAGTGTTTTAATCACTGTATCATCTGCATAGACTTGTGCGCTACCGCCAATAGCCTCAACACTTATCTCTTGTGCACCTACTAAACGTTTAGGGACTGCAAATGTCCAACTACCATCTTCTGTTTGTGTAGCTAGTGCATAATGCACATTGGTTAAACCAAATGTTACTTTATTACTCATTGTTATAAAACCTCCAATTTGATTTCATATACTCGGTTTATTGAGCCGTCCTCATTTTGATATTCAGTGATCATTTGAAACTCATAACCACCATAATATAAAGACACCTCGAGCTTTTCTTCTAACTCGAGGTTCTTGTGTTTTGTTATTAAATTAAGTTGGATCGTCAGTATACGCATGGTGACTTTATCATCAGCGTATGTTGATCCTCTATTTGATACTTCTTGATAAATGATATAATCATCACTTGTGTCCATACTATCTTTTTTACCATAAGAAACTTGACCTGGTAAAACTGAGCTTAGTGTAAGATAAAGTGCTTCTAAAATTTCTTTCATATCAGTTTCCTTTAGAAATGATTTCTTTAATGTCTTCTAACATTTTAGGTGTAAACATATCATAAGCTGGCCTCATAAATGGTCTTGGTCCGACATACTTTCCACTTCTATGTGTATAGCCAAACTCTAGTAAATGTGTAAGTCCACCTTTACCCTCAGAATAAATTGATATAGACTTGTTCATCCCAGTTCCATTTGAGGTTGCGACAAAGGAATCAGCAAATGCATTTTTATACCCACTTCTTGGTGCGTTGCGTTTCATATAATTTAATATGTCTTCTGCTGTTTCATTAAGCTTTTGTTCAAATCTTGGGATAAGGTCTTCAACATAAGCATCGATTTCATCTTCGATTGCTTTGCTTAAGGTATCAAGTGTAATCAATAATCTCACCTAATTTTATTGAAGTCCTTTTTAAATAAAGATCGATAAACTGTCCAACTTGATAAGTTCTTTCAATCTTATAGATAACTTGTCCTATATCAACATACTTAGCATTGTCATAGACGATATTTTGTACTTTAACAGCAATATCGATTCTGATATCTGAACGTTTACTTTCATAATATTCTCTTGAAGTAATCGAAAAGTTGATGCCAATCACTTCTTTTTTTGATTTAAACAAATAAGTCATCACACCCATAGTGTTCGGAACCATCTCCAAGGTTAGTAAGTGCATTCTTATATTGGGGGAATTCGGATACATTTTGTTTAGCTCCCTTTTGTTAATGCGAGTTGACCTACCAGCATATCAAATGACTTCGGTAGGTCTTTTGCACTTCCATCGTTTTTAAAGCCGTAAAATGTCTTCACATAAATAATAATCACTGTACTAACCATTGGATTTGATTCGTCATTTATATAAGAAGGATCAACCCCACAACTCATCAAATAATGTTTACAGCTGTTGATGTGTGTGTTTAACTCATCATCAGCATAAGTCTCTACATGGGGGATGAGTAAAGCCTTTTTTACAATATCTAGTATCGCCATGAAATCAATCCTTTCTTAACTAAAATTAGCCTGCAGGTGTAGCTTTCTTCTTGATACGTAAGAAGCCGTTATAACCGACGACGTTACCACCTGTAAAGACTGACGCTTTATAACTGATGATACCGTCTTTAAATTTGTAATCTGTTGATTTACCAATCTCTACTGGTGAGAACACTGGTACTTCATAGTTCTTAAGCGCACCATAAGCGATACCATATTCACCAGCAACTGTATTACTATCTGAGATAGCTTTACAATGTGAGTTAATGATATAAGGAATACCATCAATGGTCTTATTGACATAATCAATCGAGTGCACCTTACGACCTTCTTGAGTCTTCAGTCCAGCAAATGCACGTAAGTCATTCTTATTAAGAATTAATACTGCGCCACCTTCGACTTCTTCATCACCACCATAGGCAAAGACGATATCGTCTAATGTTGAATCTGTAATCGCTTCAACTTCAAGTGCTGCTTTATCTGCAAGTGCAATAGCTGCATCACTAAAAATACCAGTGAATGTATTAGTAGTACCTGCACCACGTAAGATTTGTTCACTGATTTTCTTTTTCAGTGAAATGTTAATATTTCTTAAGACTTCTGCTTGATATGGAATAGAAGGCAGTTTTTCTAACTCTTCAGTGATCTCTGTATAAGCCGTAATCTTTACTTTTGAAATCGTTAAATATCCAAATGCAGGTTCAGTTTCTGAATAAGCTCCACCTTCTGCAGTAGTCCCAGCAATACCATTTGTTTTCACAAAAGACTTTTTATAAGTCTCACCACCATTTAAGTTAATCACATTCACACGATCAACTAAACTTGACACTTGAGCAAATGGTACTGGTGCAAGATTCGTTGACGTGTGATCAGGCAGTAAGATTTCAGAACTTGATACTTGAATGACTCTGCTTTCTTTTAAGCTTTGGCCTCTCGTTTCTAGTTTTTCTTTATCCACCATTTGGCGATTATCTACTTGAATGGGCTTAAACTCTGTTTTAGAAGCAATTAACATCTTCTTATCAATGGATGCTCTTTCTTCTTGAAGGCTTGTTGTTTCTGTGTCTAGTGCTTCAAGTTTTTCTAGATCGGCTTCTGAATCAACTAAGCTTCTAATTTCTTTTAATCTAGATTCGATTTCTTTTCTTCTTAATTCTAAATTCATGGGTTTTTCTCTCCTTAGATTTTTGATTTGATTTTGATACGTTTTT